ACTTTGCTGACGGTAAAAAGAAGGGTAAAAGTAGACCCGGAAGAGTAAAAAAATCAGGTGCAAGTTGCAACGGTAGTGTAACATCATTGCGTAAGAAGGCTAAAAACGCATCTGGAGAGAAGGCTAAAATGTATCATTGGTGCGCCAACATGAAGGGCGGACGTAAGAAAAAAGGTAAATAGTAGTATGAAACTGAGAGAAGTTATATTAAACGAAAGCAACTCTGTTAGAGAAGCAGATCCGGCGGCACCAGGACAAGTAAATGCTGTTAAGGCGGCAGGGGCTGTACAAGCGGCAACAGGTGCTGATGATAAACAAGCGGCACAAAAGACTGCTTCAGGTTCTAAGATGGCGGCAAACGCTATGGGAGCAAAAGGCGGATCAGGCGCAATGATGGCAAAGGGTTTAGATAAACTTGCATCAGGTGGCGCAATGACAGGTGCACTTTCTAAACAGATTGCTCCATTTGCAAAACAGTTAACTACTATTTTAGGTAATCAACAACTAAGACAAAAATTTATGATGCTTGTTAAACAAGCAGAAAAAGGTGCGGCGGCGGCTCCAGCAGAAGCAATGAGCAAAGACGAGTACAACGATAAACAAAAAGCATTACAAGATATTCAAACAGATCCAAACACAAGTAAAGATCCAGAACTTAAAAAAGAATTAATGCGTAAAAAAGCACAGTTACAAAAAGAGAAACCAGTTGATGAAGAATCAGATTCAATTGTACGATTAGCAAAATTGATTTCAGGTGCTGGTAGTAAGCAAATGGATCAAGCATCTAATTATCAACAAGAGATGATGAGACTTGCAGGTATTACAACAGAAACTGCAACAGCAGGATCAACCAGTGCAGGTAACATTGCCTCAGTTGCAAACCCTTTACAAGCAAAAGGGCAAAGACCTAAAGATAAAAACGGTTTACCCAAAGCACCACAGAAGAAAAAAGCAGACGGTACAGCAGAAAACGCCCTTGATATTAAAGATAATTTCTTTGGCGGCAAAACAGTTAAAAGGTAAATACTATTATGAAAGCAGAACAACTTAAAGAAGGTTTAGCAGATTTAGCATACAAGGCTGAATCAGACCACGAAGTACAAATGGCTCGTGCAGAGTTATACAAGATTGCCAAGTATGCAATTAAGATGCATGATATGCTTAAAGGCGTAGAAGAGCGTGAAGGTCTTGAAGGTTGGGTGCAATCAAAAATTACTAAAGCCGCAGACTATATGGGTTCAGTTTATCACCATATGGACTACGAGACAAAGTTTGACGAAGTACAAGAAGCAAAAGAAATGTCAGATAAGCAAAAGAAATTCTTTGGTAAAAAAGAAAAAGAAGATGTTCAAACTAAAGAAAAATATAATCATGATCGCGGAAGTAAAAAGAAAACTAAAGAATCATATAAATCATCTTTAGCATCAGTACTTGCTGAAAAAATTAAATCAAAGACTTGCTGTGGAACATGTGGTAACGAAGCCGCAGTTGACGGACAGCAGTATGACGAAGCCAAGCAACGCTTAGATCCAAAATGTTGGAAGGGTAAAAAGATTGGAACACCTGCAACTAAGATGAAGGGCGGAGTTAGAGTTAACAACTGCGTACCAGCATAATACCACTTCACACAACATAATCACATAAATACTCAGTAACAAATTTAACAGAGGATCCATATGGCTTTCTTAGTGCATAACCTACCACCCGTAGAAGTATATGTTAAAAAAGAGTATCTATATGATCACCAAAAAGGCCACGGAGAACTTACTCCAGGTATATGGATCTCAATAAGAAGCATTCAATCTAAAGCATTATACTTTGAAACCCTACTAACTGAATACGGAGCATTGTACGACAAACTTCCTATATCAGCATTTGTATGGAAAGAAGATATTAAACAAGAAGAACAACTACCATTAGACACATTACAAATATGGGATTGTTTTGATTATGATATTACACTAATTAAAAAGCCTATGTTAAGTGATTGTGAGTTCTTTGGTAAAGATAGAAAGATGCACAAAGGCGAATATATGTTTACCCTTGATACTTGTCATGCACAACACTCAACACTTGATATTAATTTTAGCGAACATGATCCGGAACATAAAACATTCAATGTTATTAAGTTAGAAAATGGACAGTTTGCCGCACAACCAAATAACAGAACTGTATTCACAGACCAAAGTCTTGTTAACCCTGACAGACTAACTCCCGACTTCAAAGTATGTACTCAAAATTACACAGTTGAAAACACTCCCAAGTGGAGTGTAGGACACACTGATGAATGGGCATACAAATCAAAAGACGAAACTTTGGACACATAGTCACATTAACTGTTGACAACAGTATCTAAAGAATATATAATATACTACATAATTACAAATTAGGAGATGATTTATGTAAGACAGAACTTATGGTGGTGACGAAAAAGCCAAGCTCGAAAGATTGGTAAATGAGGGTGCTACTGTTCTTAGAGAAGTTGAAGACTTACAAGAAGGTCTAAGAGAAACTGTAAAAGCAGTTGCTCAAGAATTAGACATTAAGCCTGCATTGATCAACAAGGCAATTAAGATTGCACACAAACAAGATTGGCATAAAGTTGCTGACGAGTTTGATGATCTTGAAACACTTGTTGTTACAGTTGGCAAAGACAAATAATGCAAAAGGTAAAAGACTTTTGGATTAATAGTTATAGAAGTGATAAGGTTGCATTTGCATTCGAACTTATTAGTTTTATATTTACGGTAGCGGCAAGTTTAACTTTGGCATTTAATGCTAAAGATCCAAACATGCTAATTATATATCCGTTCTTCTTTGTAGGATCGGTAACTCAATGCTACGCGGCAGTACGTAGAGGCGCGGCATGGGTAATGTTATTAACAGGATACTTTGCAGTAATAAACGTATTTGGTTACGGTATTGCCGCAGGTTGGTATTAATGATTACAGAAGAAAATAAAAAACGAATTGACGATTGGTTAGAGGTACATCTTAAAGAGTTATCTCAACCAACAGACGGCTCAGTGCCAAGATGTCCTTGGGCACACAGTTCAAAAGTTCCAATTATACATACAGACCAATACATGGACATTATGAAAAATATGTTTAACTTTCCGTACGAAGATAACACACACGGATTATTAATTGTATTACACAATGTACAAGATAGAATGGAAGGTCAGGATTTAATTGGATTATGTAAGACTCAATACTTTGTAGATAGAGATCTACTTTTTATTGAATACAATTACGAACATTATAAGAACGAATTAAATGACCCAACAATTAGGCTATTCATTATACAAAAAATTACAGAAACTAAAAAGGCAAGTGAAAAACTATATCAAACGGACTATTATAAAACATATCCACACAATATGATATTTAGAAAGATACGTGAAGCAATGGGTGATAAACACTTTTTTGAAGAACCAGAGGAGTCAAAATATTGAATTATATGGTTGACATCGATGGAACTATATGTTATACTGTTAACAGTGATTATGAAAATAGTATTCCAAATAAAGATCGTATTAAGCATTTTAATAAACTTTATAACGAAGGCAATGAAATACATTACTGGACTGCCCGAGGTGCAAACTCGCATAAGGATTGGTCACAGTTTACAGTTAGGCAATTAGAAGAGTGGGAAGTAGAATACACAAGTGTACGATTTCACAAACCACACTACGATATTTGGATAGATGACAAGGCAAAAAATGCAGATGAGTACTTTAAAAGATCAGGCGATTCAAACTAAACCATATCAGTGGTTAGCATGGATAGGAACAACAGTATTATTAGTAGCCGCAACAATGGCCGCTTTCAATATGTATCCGTACTATAGTTACGCATTTACTGTAGCAAATGGTATTTGGGTAGTTGTTGGAGTACTTTGGAAAGAAAAGTCGTTGATTATTTTAAACGCAGGACTTACAATAATATATATTGCAGGTCTTATACAAGATGGTATGTTCGGCCAATAAACGAATTAATTGGTATATGTCCGCCGCAAAGGACAACGAGGAGAATGAATGAGTTATGTAGATGCACACTTTGATCGCAACGCAGATATTATACGTGTTGTAGAACGAAAAGACGGTAAACGCCAGTTTACTGAATATCCTGTAAAATATACTTTTTATTATGAAGATGCACGAGGCAAGTATAAAAGTATTTACGGTGATCCCCTAAGTAAAATTGTATGTAAAAATACAAAAGACTTTCGCAAAGAACAAGCAATTAACAATTCAAAGAAGTTGTTTGAAAGTGATATTAATCCTATTTTCCAATGTTTAAGTGAAAACTATCTTAATCAAGATGCTCCTAAACTAAATGTAGCATTTTTTGATATTGAGACAGACTATGATCCAGAACGAGGCTTTGCTGATCCAGCAGATCCGTTTATGCCAATTACTGCTATTTCTGTACACTTACAGTGGATGGACACACTTGTAACACTTGCAGTTCCGCCTAAAACACTTACAATGGAACAAGCAGTAGAACAATGTAAAGAATTTCCTAACACACACTTGTTTGCAGATGAGAGAGATATGTTGGCAACATTCCTTGATCTAATTCAAGATAGTGATATACTTACAGGTTGGAACAGTGAAGGGTATGATATTCCATACACTGTCAACCGTGTAGCAAAAGTATTAAGCAAAGATGACACAAGACGTTTTTGTTTGTTTGATCAGTTTCCTAAGAAACGTGAATATGAAAAGTTTGGTAGGCAACAAGAAACCTATGACCTAATAGGCAGAGTGCATTTAGATAGTTTAGAATTGTATCGTAAATACACCTATGAAGAAAGACATACTTACAGACTTGACGCTATTGGCGAAATGGAAGTTGGCGAAAGAAAGACTGTGTACGAAGGTACACTCGATGCACTTTATAACAATGACTTCAGAACGTTCATTGAGTACAACAGACAAGACGTTGCACTACTGGACAAGTTGGACAAAAAACTAAGGTTCATTGATATTAGTAATGAACTTGCACATGCAAATACTGTTTTGCTACAGACCACTATGGGTGCTGTCGCAGTTACAGAACAAGCAATTATCAACGAAGCACATAGACGTGGCCAACAAGTTCCAAATAGAATAAGACGTGAGCCTGGTTCAGAGCCAGCCGCAGGTGCTTATGTTGCATTTCCAAAAGTAGGAGTACATGAGTGGATTGGTTCAATGGATTTGAATTCACTGTACCCATCTGTTATTAGAAGTTTGAATATGGATCCAGCAACAGTTGTAGGACAACTTCGTCCTGAACACACTAACAAGTATGTTGGTGAACAAATGGGTCTAAAGAAAAAGAGCTTTGCAGGTGCATGGGAAGGCCGCTTTGGTACTATTGAGTTCGAAGCAGTTATGGAGAAACGTAGAGACATCAGCATTACAGTTGACTGGGAGAACGGTGAACACGATGTAATGAGTGGCGCACAAATTAATGAGGTTATCTTTAATAGTAATAAGCCTTGGATGATCAGTGCTAACGGTACAATCTTTACAACAGAGTTTGAAGGTGTTATACCTGGACTACTTAAACGTTGGTATGCTGAACGTAAAGAAATGCAGGCTATGAAGAAAAAAGCATTGGTTGCAGAGAACAAAGCAGAGATTGAGTTTTGGGATAAGCGACAACTTGTTAAAAAGATTAACTTGAACAGTTTGTATGGTGCTATTCTAAATCCAGGTTGTAGGTTCTTTGATGGTCGTATTGGACAGTCAACTACACTAACAGGTAGACAGATTGTTAAGCACATGAGTGCAGAAGTAAACAAAGTTATTACAGGTGAATATAATCACGTAGGTAAGAGTGTAATATACGGAGATACAGACTCTGTGTACTTTAGTGCATACCCTATACTAAAAGAGGACATTGACAAAGGTAATATTCCTTGGACTAAAGAAAGTGTTATACAACTGTATGAACAAGTTTGTGAAGAAGCAAACAAGTCATTTGGTAAGTTTATGTTAGACACATTCCATTGTCCTAAAAGCAGGTCGGACGTTATTGCGGCAGGTAGAGAAGTTTGTGGTGAAAGCGGATTATTTATTACTAAGAAACGTTATGCAATTCTTGTGTATGACGATGAAGGTACAAGACGTGACATTGATGGTAAGCCTGGTAAAGTAAAAGCAATGGGTTTAGATCTTAAACGTTCTGATACTCCTGTGTTTATGCAAGACTTCTTAAGTGAAGTACTGCTTAAAGTATTGCAAAAAGGTACAGAAGATTCTATTCTTGATAGCATTACAGAATTCCGTACAGACTTTAAGAGTCGTCCTGGACATGAAAAAGGATCACCTAAACGTGCAAACAAAATTGGACACTATCAGAGACTTGAACAAAAGCAAGGCAAAGCAAACATGCCCGGACACGTTCGAGCAAGTATCAATTGGAATACACTTAAACGTATGAACAGTGACAAGTACTCACAAGAGATTGTTGACGGTATGAAAGTTATTGTTTGTAAACTAAAACAAAACCCAATGGGTTATACAAGTGTTGCATATCCTGTAGATGAATTACATTTACCAGAATGGTTTAAAGACTTGCCATTTGATGGTGACGCAATGGAAGAAACAATTATTGATAATAAACTTGGTAATTTGATTGGTCCACTAAACTATGACTTGCAAAGTACTAAACAAAAAAATACATTCAACAACTTGTTTGACTTTGGAGGTAGTGAATAATGGCAACACATGGAATGATAGACTTAGAAACACTTGGTGTAGAACCAGATAGTGTTGTAATCACTTTAGGAGCAATGAAGTTTGATCCTACAACTAATGCAGAGCCACATGCACCTTTATACCTACGTCTTGACATAGAAGAACAAAGTGAAAAGTATAAACGTTCTATTGATGACAACACACTTGAATGGTGGGGTAAACAAAAGAAAGAAATACGTGACGAAGCATTTGGTGATCATAAAAGAACAAGTATGGACAGTATGACAAAGCAATTAAACAAATGGTGTGTAGGTCTTGACTACTTATGGTGTCAAGGTCCGTTATTTGATTATGCAATACTACAAAACTTGTATAAGAACATTGGCAAACCTGCTCCGTGGAACTATTGGCAAATTAGAGACAGTAGAACATTGTTTGCACTTATGCCAAGCGACCCACGTAAAGCAATACAAGAAGAATTACACAATGCACTTGCTGACTGTTATTATCAAGCAAAGTGTGTACAACAAACATATAAGCATTTTAACATTACAAAAGCAAGATAGATGGCTACAACAGAAGAAAAACAACAACTGATTGAAACTATCAAAAGACCTGATAGGTACTTTCGTATTCAAGTTTATGGATATGGTGCAGAAATGTCTTGGTGTCCTGTTACAAAAAAATGTCATGATTGGTGGCAGGCTAATCACGGCGAGAATGAAATATATGCTGAAAATTATATGAGTGGTGCTGAAGAATTTAGAGAGCAACATGATATGCCTCAAGAAGCAGACTTTCTTTGGGATAGCGAATATGAATCACACAGTGATTGGCATGAACCACCTAATGAAGAATGTAATTGGTATGGTTGTAGTACTGACAGTTCAAAGATGACTATTGAAGAAGTAGATAGTCCTGAGTATAACGCAACTATAATAGAAGAACTATATGACGGTGATTTTAATGATTTCTTTACAGATGTAACATGTGAACATGATATTGATGACAGTGGTTACAATATTCCTAAAGGACATTATGCACAGATGATTAGTTCCGAGAAAGGTACATTCTTTGAAGGAACATTACACCTTAAAGGTGAACCTTTTGATATTAATAACTTTAAGTTTCATTCACAAACAATGCCAAACGATGAAGAAATATTATCAAGTATATCATACGGAGAACACGATGTTGATAACCAAGGTGGTGATACAACTGGCAAAGGTTACTCTGTTTACTTTTATGAGGAATAAATGAAAATACTACTAACAGGTAGCGAAGGAATGATTGGTTCAGAACTTAAAAAGTTTTGGGCTGGTATGTATCAGTTACACTTTATAGACTTAAAGTTAGGTACTGACCTAAATACCTGTGACTTACCTAAAGTAGATGCAGTAGTACATTTGGCTGGTAAGAGTGGTGTAAGAGAAAGTTTTGATAATCCTATGGAGTATTGGACAAATAATGTAATAGCAACTAAAAGATTATTTGATCATTATACAAACACTCCTGTGTATTATGCAAGTTCAAGTACTGCAAAGGAACCACATAGAAATCCTTATGCACTTACAAAATATACTTTGGAAAAACTTGCTCCAGAAAAAAGTTTAGGTATGAGATTTACAACTGTATATGGAACACAAACAAGACCACAAATGTTTGTTCCAAAACTTTTAAGAAAAGAAGTTACGTACATTAATAATCATACAAGAGATTTTATACACATTTCAGATGTGTGTAAAGCAATTACAATGTTTGTTCAAAAAAACATAAACGGTGTAATTGATGTAGGAACTGGTAAGTCGTACCACTTACAACAACTGCTTGACGCATATGGCATAGATACTATACCCATGCAAGAAGGCAGTGATTACGAAAGAAAAGACAACAAAGCAGATACTAATCAATTAACTGCTATTGGCATGGTGCCAAGAATTGATGTCATAGATTACCTATGCCAAGAAAAAGAACTTGACAAAAGTGATTTTTCTAACTATAATGTAACAATAGGAGACTAAAACATGAAAGACATTTTACAAGATATCGTTGCACATACACACTCGTTGGGGTTTCTCAACATTGTGAAAGTAACAAGCGAAGCAGATACAACTATCGAATCGATGGCTGAAGACCGTTCTGTGATTTTAAGTTCACAGATTAAGACACCTGTGGCAGAATTTACTGGTACATTTGGTATGCCTAACTTAGACAAGTTAGCATTACACCTTAAGTGTCCTGAATATCAAACTAATGCAAAAATTAGTGTTGAACAAGCAGAACGTAACGGTGAAACTGTTCCAACACATATTCACTTTGAAAATGAAGCAGGTGACTTTGAAAATGATTATCGCTTTATGAACAAACAAATTATTGATGAAAAACTTAAAACTGTAAAGTTTAAAGGTGCATCATGGGACGTTGTTGTAGAACCAAGTATGGCTTCAATTCAAAGAATGAAGTTTCAGAGTATGGCACACGCAGAAGAAACTGTATTTACAGTTAGCACAGAAGGCAACAGTCTTTTGTTTAGTTTTGGTGATGCTTCACAACACGCAGGTTCGTTTGTATTCCAAACTGATATTACAGGTACATTAAAACATGCATGGGCATGGCCAGTAGCACAAGTACAAGCAGTACTGAACTTAGACGGCAAAGTAACAATGAGTATTTCAGATCAAGGTGCAATGCAATTAACCGTTGATTCTGGATTAGCAGAATATAATTATATTCTTCCAGCTCAAACAAAATAAGGACTTTATGACAAGTGTTGATATACATGATAACGACAAAACATTTGAAAATGAACAAAGCACAGTAACTATACCTCTTAAGGAATATGACAAGTTGAGAGAAAAACAAAAATATATTACAGACAAGGATATGATTTCTGTAGTAGATAAAATTGAAGAACTTGTTAGAGCACTTAGGAAACACATTGTAAGGACGGACATTTAATTGAATACTAACTTAACAACTGCACAAAACGATTACGCAACTTTCTTGCCAGCACTGAGTGGCTTCTATGCAACCTTTGTAGGTAAGCAACGGCGTGGAGAGTATGTGGAGTATGCACGTATACCTAAACACTTTACTAACGGTGTTGAAAGTATGAATTGGCTTAATCCAAGTAAGTCGTTGTTTAACTATCATTGGAGTTTGTATTCCGCAGGACATGCCGAACTTGACATTAACAAAGATGCACCTAAAGAAGATATGGTACGAGATAGAGATCGTAACAATAGTTGGATGTTAGGTGATAGTGGTGGTTTCCAAATAGGTAAAGGTGTGTGGGAAGGTGATTGGAAGAATCCTAATTGTCCTAAAGCACAAAAGAAACGTGAGCAAGTACTTGCGTGGATGGACGCTTATATGGATTATGGAATGATACTTGATATTCCGGCGTGGGTAGCACGATCTCCCGAAGGTGCTAAAGCAACTGGAATTGACAACTATCAAGATGCAGTTAATGCTACACGTATTAACAACGACTACTTTATGAAACATCGAACAGGTGCTTGTAAGTTCCTTAATGTATTACAAGGTGAGAATCATGCTGATGCAGAAGACTGGTATCAGCAGATGAAAGACTATTGCGATCCTACTAAGTATCCTGACACACACTTTAACGGATGGTCAATGGGTGGACAGAATATGTGTGATATTCACTTAGTTCTTAAACGTATTGTTGCATTACGGTTTGACGGTTTACTTGAGCAAGGGTTACATGACTTTATGCACTTCTTAGGAACGTCAAAGTTAGAGTGGGCTACATTGCTTACAGACATACAAAGAGCAGTACGTAAGTATCATAATCCAAACTTTACAATTACATTTGATTGTGCTAGTCCTTTCCTTGCTACAGCAAATGGACAAATTTATATTCAAACAGAAACTAAAGATAGAACTAAATGGGTCTATAGAATGGTTCCTAGTATTGATGAATTTGCATTATCAACAGACACTACTCCGTTTGGTCAAGCATTTGTACGTGAAAACAAACATACTAGTTTTAAAGATAGTCCGCTTACACAAGATTTAAAAGCTAAAGACGTATGTATTTACGGCCCCGGAGATCTAAATAAAATAGGTAAAGAAGGAAAAACATCCTGGGATAGTTTTTCTTATGCGATCCAAATGGGTCATAATGTATGGAGTCACATCAATGCAGTACAAGAAGCCAATAGACAATACGACAATGGAGTTATACCAAAGATGCTTGTGGAAGAGCGGTTCGACAGGTTATTTTTTAGCGATGTTGTGGAGGCAATATTTGCAACATCAAGTAGAGATGAAGCGAACGCAGTAATCGAAGAGTTCAACAAATTCTGGATGTCAATTATTGGAACACGTGGAGCAATAGGCAAAAAGACTGTGAACGCAACAACACAGTTTGGCAACTTATTTACAGAGGCTTAATATGGAAAGAGAATATTCAACAGGTACTAAAGACGATGTAATCTACTTTACAGGTTATGAAGTAGAGAAAACACCTGCAGAAGGTGAGCATACATTGTTTGTAACAGGTTGTCAACCATTAGAAGATGTTCTTGCAAAAGCAAAAGAACACTCAGTTGAACACATCTACTTAGGTGCTAATCACAGTTTTGTTCCTAAAGAAAGTTGGGACGATCTTGTAAGAGGCCTACTTAATAAGAAATATCTTGTTACATTAGACTATGATGTAAAGTATCATGAATGGATACTTGAAAGTGGGTTTAATGATGAACATAACTTTATTAGTATGATTAGTGTTAAACTTCCATACATACATCAACTTAACTACAATGCTTGTATTAAGATCGATGACGCAGACTTTGATCACTCTAATCCTGGCGTATGGGTACATAACGTTCACCCATTGCTACAAAGAGATAAGTTTACTGACTGGTCTAAATACGGAGACGATAGCCCCTCGGAGGACTAAATGAAACTACTGCCCAAAATAAATCAAAATAAACCATTGACAAATGATGCGAAAGGCTTTATAATATGAGTATGGATCAATTAATTAAAGAAAACATGGAAAAAGATAACAAGGCAAGAATTATGAATACAGCAAAACGAATGATTTGGGTTACTTTTACTAAAGAAGGTATCCACAAGTATCCGGCGGCACTTGATGACCCAGCACTTGCAACAGGCGATGAGTATGATGTAAGTTTTTTAGGATATCCACACAGACACATTTTTCATTTTAAAGTAGCAATCACAGTTACACACAATGATAGAGATATTGAATTTATTCAATTTAAAAGATGGTTAGAAAAACTGTATAAGGAGAAAACTATAGAGTTAGATTATAAAAGTTGTGAAATGATGGCAGACGATTTGTATGCACAAATTGATGCTAAACACCCCGGCCGTGAAGTACACATCGACGTAAGTGAAGATGGTGAAAACGGTGCCCACATTGAGTATGATAGATAGAGGAAAAATGAAATGTCACTCAAATTTAATCGCGAAACCTATACTAAGGTATTTGAGGATCTCGAGAAGTTCAAAGATTTTTGTTCAAAGACTTCTTGGGTAACTGGTTATGGACGTTCTTATCGCTTTGATGAACGTGATCTTTATAATAACAAGAGCGAGGCTTGGAGAACATACGTTATGTTTACACAAGGCAAGAAGCCTAAGTTTAAGCCAAAACATAAAAAGAAGTACATCGTAAGATAAACAGGAGAGGCTAATGACAATATACATAGTTGATATAGAAGCAGTTGATACACGTTACACAAAGCAATGGAAAGAACATCTTCCAAAGCAGATGAAACGTGCAACTAATTCTGAGGTAGTTGTTATTAGTGGTGGGGAGGTACCACAGGCTACTACGCCTGGGGCCTTTCTTAACTTTGCAGGAACTAACAATTACAAGTCACAACAAATGTTAGAGATTAGTAGATTGTTTGCAAATGGTGAAGTTAAAGACGGCGACTATTTTTTATACACTGATGCTTGGAACCCTACAGTTATACAATTAAAGTATATGGCAGAGTTACTTGGTGTTAAGATTAAAGTAGGTGGTATGTGGCACGCCGGATCATATGACCCGCAAGACTTCTTAGGAAGATTGATTGGAGATGCTGATTGGTGTAGAAGTGCAGAACGTAGTATGTACGAATGTTATAATGACAACTTCTTTGCAACAGAATTCCATAAAAAGTTGTTTGCAGAAAGTTTTCCAAACTTATTAGCAAAAACATGTATAGTTGGTTGGCCTATGGAGTATTTGGCAAATAGTTTTGCACAGTATAAAGGCATGCCTAAGAGAAACTTAATTTTATTTCCGCACAGAATTGCTCCAGAAAAACAACCAGAAATCTTTTATGATTTAAAAGATAGTCTGTCACAATATGAATTTATTGTTTGTCAAGACAAACAACTTACAAAGAACGAGTATCACAACTTGTTAGGTGAAGCAAAGATTGTGTTTAGTGCTAACTTACAAGAAACACTTGGTATTAGTTGGTATGAAGGTGCTCTTGTAGATTGTATTCCTATGATGCCAGATAGATTAAGTTACAGTGAAATGGCATTACCTAAGTTTAAATATCCAAGTGAATGGACAGAATCGTTAGAGTCATATACAAAGAATAAAACTAAAATAATGAATCTTATTACAGAATACATGGAAAACTATGATAGTTACTTGTTAGATATGCAACAACAAGTAAACAAACTAAAAGTAGAATTCTTTTCAGGTACTGCATTATACAAACATATAGGAGACAAGTAATGAGTGACGATCTAAAGATTACACTTACTACAAGTGGCTCTCGTATAGCAAGTCCAGAGTATGCATATACGTTTGATCCAGTACTCGATACATCAACTATTGATTCAGGATCGATATCAGGAATGACTGTATCAATGCCTGATTTAACAACTACCTGGACAGGTCAAGATAATAATTGGCCAAGTGAATACACAGTTAATGAAATGATACTACAGTATCCTGCACTTAGAATACAATACGAAAAATTTTTAGAAGTGTACAATTTAGTGAAAGATGATTATAAAAATGATATTGAACTTCTTGAGTAAGATAATGGAAATGCTTGGAAGACGCCGAGTAATTACAGATAGAACAGGTAAGGTTCCATACCTTATTCGTTACTATATGTTTTTAAAGAATCGTACATGGTTTCCATTTAATGTAACCTTACACAAAATTCTTGTAAGCGACGAACCTACACTGCATGATCATCCTTGGAATTGGGGTGCATTTATTATTAAAGGTGGGTATTGGGAACACATTCCTGCTTACTCTCAAGAAGGTAAAGTTGTTGGTGCTACAAAAGAATGGCGTGGTCCAGGCAGTTATAGATTTAAAAAAGCAGAAGACTTGCATTGGTTAGAACTTGCTAAAGACAAAGATGGTAATGAAATACCTTGTGTAAGTTTATTCTATATGGGTCGTAAAAAGAAAGAATGGGGCTTTGTACGGTTTGTACATGCTACAACATCGACCTTTGCCGATGCAGGGTATCGTTGGGTACATAACGAAGTGTACTTAAAAGAAAGAGAAAATAAAAATGAATAAGACAGTTTATTTTGACGGACTTATAACTACATACGATAACGTGTTTACACCTAACACTATTAGTGCTCTTGAAAAGAATATTCAAGATGCTCCGTTCAAATGGGGTACAAAAGACAATCCCGATCAACCACCTACAGGTTTACAATGTTTTGACTTTGAACCTACTCATTCATGGCAAACTCTATGGAATGTAGTTAACGAAAAACTAAAAGACCTTGAAGGATTAGAATACCGTAGAAGTAACTTAAACTTTTTTGCAACAGGCGAAGATGCATACTATCACAAAGATGATTGTGATTGGACATTGCTTTACTATTGTAACTCTGAATGGAAGCCTGATAATAAAGGAGAAACAAAGTTCTATATTACTACAGAGGATCTTGATGGATACAAACTTCAAGATATACAAGGAAACACAGATCCGTTGGTGTTAAGTATTGCACCAATCCCAGGAAGATTTTGTTTCTTTAAAAGTAGCATTAATCATAGTGCTACAGGGTTTAGAAACACTGCAAGGTTTGTTCCTGCACTTAAATTTGTTGAAGCAGGTAAAGGCAATGGTACTGGAATAATTGTTCAACAAGGTAATCAAGACGTATTACAAATTAGGAGAAACTATGGTTAAAAAGCATTATTATACTTGGACTGACGTAGAACGTATGTGTCAGAGTATTATCAATCAAATGTATAAGGACAATTGGCGTCCTGATTATATTGTAGGTATTACCCGTGGTGGTAATGTGCCTGCTACTATTATTAGTAACATGACCGGTATACGTTGTGAATCATTTAAAGTAAGTTTACGTGATGGCGAATCAGGTAAGACTGGCGATAGTATGTTATGGATGGCAGAAGATGC